TAGTTAAATAAGCAGCACCTTTAGGACTTCCTTGTGAAACCAAACCTTCAGAATAATCAAAAATTCTAGGGTCAGAAAAACTTCTGTTTAGATAAAGACCTCCTGGAGAAGTGCCTGATGGATCAAGTTTTAAACTTTGAATCCCTGTTGTTGGACTACTATGTACTGCTAATTCTTTATTTAGTAAAGATTCTATGCCGCCTTTTGGTATAGATGGAGAACTAAAATCCATTTCTTGTTGTACAGCTTTAGGTACTTCTTTTTTCGTGACGGTTGGTTCTAGATTGGGTGTAGCTTTTTCTTTAGCCACCATCTCATCTAGTTGTCTTTGTGCCTTTTGATGTTTTTTCCTAGCTCGTTCTGCAGCTTCTTGTGCCGCATTCCCATCACCAGAGCCCACGTTTCTTAGTTCACGTTGTTCGTCAAACTTAGCTTGTTTTATTGTTTGCTGTAGTTTTCCTGCTTTACGTGCAAGAAAAGATCCTGGAATAAAGGGCAACATACTTGCACCCATCATAATCCCACCCATCATAGGATTACCTTCGTCCATCATAAACTTACCTTCGCGTAATCCTTGTACGTCACCAAATCCAGGAATAAATTCAGACATAAACGTCATTTTTTCAGCTAACCGTTGTGCACGGTAATTATCTGATATGAGTCCTTTGTCTAATAAAAAGTTAGCAATGGTTTGTTGTTGGTTTTCCAACGGTGAGGGTTCGTATGCTTCTATTGAACCAACGTCTCCCCCGTCTGCTAATCCCATTACGTCGGTGTTTTCTTGTTCACTAAGTATTTGTAATAATAAAGCTAGTTCTTCTTCACCTAAATCAGCATCATTCAACAAAGACTCAAAATCACTGCCTTCAGGTAAATCTATGTCCATCGATGGTCCAGGCTGTGGAGTAGGGTCTGTGCCGTATCCTATTTGAGCAGGATAGTCTGGGTCGCCAATTATTTTGTTGGAGAGTACCTTAGAACCTACATTAACTAAAAGTGCTGACAGTATCGGATTCATAAACCAAGTATATGCTAAACGCTGACCATTTGAAAAGAAATCTGCAAAAATAAAGTAAAGTAGTTAAACTTAGGGACGGAGTTCTTGGTTCGCGGGTGGTTTTCCTTTAGACTCTTTCTTCTTGTTTTTGAATATCTTATCGAAGTTCTCGTTGAACTTATCGATGTCCGTGGGGCGTGGTTTGCTTCCCTTGCCTCCATGCCATTGGCTATTCTTCATCATTATCATACTCCTTATAGTATTCGACTATAGATAGAATGTTTTTAGTATAACGAGTTACTTCAGCCATATTCATTGATAAGTTTTCATATTGTTGCGTAGTTAACGCATAGTATGCCACCGCAGGAGCTTTACCTTCTTCAACGAGTTGTAGGTATTCAGCCATAATCTCTGGAGTAAGGACTTTCCACTCAACGTTTACCGCTTGAATCTCCATTGGCAACGGGGGGTGGTACATAGGTGCAGGTAACGCTATGGTATTTACTTCAACAGGTTTTGTCGGTATTAGTGAACAACCACTGACCGCGATTAACAAAAGTGTACTAGTTAGTAGCTGTTTCATCTTCTTTTACTGTTGTTATTGCTACAAGATTATCCATTACCTTTTTACTGCCTTTATTAACAATTTTCTCTACTAATCCTGGTTTGTTCAAGGCTAAGTTGTCTAGATCGTGCTTAGCAAATGTTTGTCTTAGTTTATTGACTTCACGAAGTGCGTTTTGTTTATCTACTTCAAGCACGTCAAGGTTCGCGGACAGTTGTTCTTGTTTAGCTAGGTACTGTTTAATTGAATCGTTTTGTTCGGTTATCTTACTTTCGAGAACTATTTGGTTGGCTTTAGATTGCGATAATTGGTCGAACAGGTATTTAGAACCTGCCAAAGAAGCTACCAATAGGACTCCTAGAATCAAGCTTACTTTATAACCCATTAAGATTTTCCAGTAACTCTGTTTTGAATAAAATCTTTAAAACTATTAGGTAATACTTGATGTTGTTCTCGGTACTTACCTAGTTCGGGTATTAAGTCTTGTGCAAACGGTGACAGGGTTTCGGAACCCATGACTTTATTCATGGTTTTAGGATCATTAAACAAAGTAATAAAATCAGAGAACTCTGTTTCTATTGCTTCAGGGTTAATCTCAGACTCAACATTAGCATCGTAACCGTCATTAAAGAAGCTGTATGGGTTTTTCTTGTACTCTTTTTTATAAATATAATCAGGAGAGAAAGACTTTCTATCTGATTTTCTTATTTCTTGTAAAACATCAAAACGGTCTTGTTCATTTAGCTCTCCTAACATTTGATCAAGTCTATTAGGTTCTTGAGGCGGTGTAGCTTCAGACATGATTAAAGGACCCGCAAACATGCCTTCAGGTTTTTGAACATCGAATTTTGGAGCGTCTGTAAGTATATCTAATATGCCTGCCATCATGAAAGTATATTCGAAAAAATTTTTTCTCGCAAAATTTTTACCATAGGGACTTATTTGTAAAGTACATGCAAAAGAGGATGCAACTCCAGGGGCGGGTGGGTGGGTCCCAGCTGGCGACTGGAAGAGGGGGTATGGGGGTTCGAAATGCAGAGCAAGAGACTGGGATCGAGTGAGCGAACACGAGAACAAGCGAGAAAGACAGGCAAAGAAAAGCCCACCGCGATGCAGTGGGCTCGTCAGTCAGTAGCTGTTAAGCTACTGTGATGAAGTCAGACTTGATTAGCCTGTTCTTGTAGAACTGCCAGATCTTGGCAGGGGTCTGGACTGTATTGAACTCAGCTACTTTGTCAAGTGCTGAATTTAATCCTGCAACGTCCTCACCTATTAGCTGTTCAACAGTCAGACTGTTGCCCTCAGCACTAGCAAGTGCGGATAGGATGCACTGTGCCTGATGAGGTAGCTTGTTAGCGTTAGCAACAGTATTCAAAGTGATGACTGAAGACTTATCAAATCTTCTTCCATTACCTTGCACTTTAAATGAAGTGAAGTTATTAGTTGCTTTCTTTTCTATAGTTTTGTTTTTCATAGTATTTCTCCTTTCTTGAAAAACCACCCAGCTTAATTGCTGAACTTACATATATCATACTGCTTTACTTTGCGAATGTATACCAAAGAACTAAACTTATTTACTTTTATTTTATGCACTAATAATGGACAGATTACAGGGGACAACGAACAATGGAAGAAGAGACGAAGAGACGAAGAGAACAGTGTACGGGTAGGGGAACGCGTGCACTGCATAGAGTAGAGTAGAGTAGAGTAGAGTAGAGTAGAGTGAGCTCAATCCTTTTTGATAAACTCACCTTCGATGACATTCGAATCGCTTGCTCGTCTCTTGATCATCTCTTCAAGTCGAGAGAGTATGTCGTCCTTGGACATCATATCGATCTTCGCGGTAAGTATCTCGCGTCTATCAATGTAGAGTCCACCTGCTTTGCCTCGATGAACCTCGGCTGTGATGGCTGCGGATATCTGACCTTGTTCTTTTGCCTCCTCCCGTAGTTCGTGGAGAGTGGACAAATGATTCTCTAGGGAAACTGCGTCCTTCTCTGAGGCTGTGATTTCCAAGTCAATGAGGTAGTTTCGTACAACAGGGTTATGATTTAGTAACACACTGCCCTGAGTCTTAGCACCCTTCCTGTCTTTGGTATACCCTGCTTTGACAGCAGCTTCGGTGGCTGTTTGTCCTTTGAAATACTCTTTACAGAATAGTTTTTGCTTTGAGTTGAGCGGTTGCCATATCTTACCCTTGTCGTCAACGAATGCTTTACCATCTTCTGTGGGCAATAATGAGGTGTATGTTAGCTGTTTCATCGTATCTCCTGGAGTTGCATAATGTTATTGATATATTATTGTAAAACAATATTATTATATACTTTTCTCATGCCCTCTAGGTATCTTACCATACATTTGTAATAACTAATAGAAAACCTATTACTTTTGATACTCACAACAATCCACTGACCAAGAGCCTTGTAGCTTGATTCTATTAGTCTATTAGTGATATTAGCCAATCGTGAGATTTATTTTCAAAAACTTTTTTACTTTACCAGATAACAATACAATAGAACTAATAATAAAAAACCCCGCACGAGGCGAGGTCAAAGAACAACTCATCGAGGAGCTTTTAGGGTGACGAATTGTTTTTTAAATCACACACATCAGATCCTTTCACAAGGGGGAACATACTCACCAGGATCGACACACTCTGGTTGTTCTGAGTTATCGGTATCTGAGTCATCAATATCGATCAGGTGCTCGTCACCATGTAACCAATCTTCGCAACTACCATTCCAAGGTAGATTATCCATAGATAGCCTCCATTCGTGCAGGTATAACGAACGTATCGTTACATCTAGAACAACATCTACCCGTGGCATACGGCTCAGCGTTCTCGCCTTGATCCCAATAGACCGTGCCCTCAGGTGTTTTCTTTACATCTAAATCGCCTGTGCAGATGACACACTTTTTATCATTAGCTTCACTCATAGTCTTTCTCCTGTAATTGTTCTGTTAAGGTTTCCAGAAAAGAAACAACATCAGTTATTAACTCCTCTAAAGTTTCCTCGTTATCTGTGCCACCATGTACTCTTTTGATATTGTTAAGGTTATTACTCTCAATAGTCTTTTTAATATCAATAGCGTCAAAATAAGCCTTAGTTATATCATTAGCTTCACTCATAGTTATCTCCCGATACTCTTAGTATCATTAATAGTTATATATTGATATGCACCTTTATTGTAAGCAGGTGCACTCTGCTTTTTGCGGCTTTCCGCTAAGTCGTTGGCTGCGGCTTCTCCACATACCAAACAAGTCACATAACCTAAGGACAATCTGCCCTCTGGTATTTGTTGGTTACATACTTTACAAGTCATATATTTCTCCTTTCTAATAGTTTGTTTAACTTACCCTTATATTATATAAAAGAGCAAAGCCAATGTAACCTAGCACTCGAAGTCGCCATCCTTTTTGAATAAGCCATCTTCGAGTTTACCAGTGCGGTCTTTTATCTCGTCCCATGCAGCATCCATACACTCCTCTAGAGTCAAACCATTCTGTGCTGCTAATATAATCAAGACCACTACACAATCACCTATGCCGTCTTTTAAACCATCTGCGTCATTATAGGCTAGTGCTTTAGCTGTCTCACCGACCTCCTCCATAAGTTTTAACATCTGTGAATTAGATTTATCATTATATAAATACCGTTCTTGTTGGTGCACCTCTGGGTTTGGTGTGCCTTCCTCCATCAACAAACCACGCTCCTCTCCCCAATGTTCTACTCTAGCTACTTCTTCTAATCTCTTATTTCTCATTAGTTTTTTCCTTTGAATTGTTCTTTTAAAAACGACTTGTTATCTTGGATATAATCTTCTTTAGATTTTATATCATCCTCTTGTTCTCTGTGTTTTTCTTGTATATATTCGTTATACATATGACTACAAAAAGAGTCCCATAGTTTTTTCTTCATCTCGTTTATCTCCTCTTCAAAACAATATGTGATACCTTGATAAAGGTTTTCCCAACTCACTCCGTATTCAGCATCGTGACAATCTTCTACATGACCAAGCACTTCCATACACTGGTCATCATCAAGTATTAATTCAATATTGTTGTCTTCGTTAACAAGTTCAAGTTGATGCCTAACGTCTTCGATAGACCATACTACGGCTATAGAGTTCTCACTGTTATAACCGTTGCCGTAATGAAATTTATTCATTAGTTTGCCTCCTGTAGAGGTGCACCCCATTCGTCATGAGGCTCAGCAGGTGCTGGATCAGAGAAAGTTTGCTGACACCACGCTTCAATAAAGTATTCAACATCGGAACGCTTAATAGAGTCGTAAGCATCATGAACTCGGTGATAGTCGTATATAACTTCGACCACCCATTCATAAGCGTCTAGCACCGTTTCGTCACTCATCTGATGACCCCACCTATCGACAGCGATGTCTATAACATGAGGTAATGTTTGCTTTTTAATCTCTTTTAGATTCAACATCGAAGACCTCCTGCGTTGGTATAAGTCCTGAAATGGCATTTAACACATTTCTCTCGTTCTCGACCATCAACAACTTAGTTTCTAATTGTTGAATGCGTTTACCTAAGAACTCGTTAGCTTCTAACTGTCCTTGCATAAACTCCATGGTGCTTTGTTGTGTCTGAACAACATTATCAATCGATTTAACAATCGAAGATAGTATCTTTTCTAGTTCTACTTCTTTCATATATTTCTCCTTTCTTAGTTAATAAATAGGTGTGCGACTAGTGCATGTTGGTTTAGTTCTCATTTACTTTTAACCTAACCTCGCTTTTAGGAGGATTTCATAAGGTTCAATCCTAGTCACACGTTTGCCCAATAACGGTAAACTATAAAAACCGTTAATGGGACTTCCGAAAATGCTCTTGTATAGTTTTAACATAAGTTTATTATATAGTGCAGCATACGATTATAAACCAGCCTTATAATACACGATCAATGTACATTATTTTCATTATCAGAAATGGTAACAACCTCTGGTTTATGGTCAGGATCGTACCAGTGAAGTGTTGGTTTAATTAAACCTGCTGTTTCTGGTTTATATTTATGCCAATACTCTATATATTTCAACGATATATCAGATAACAACTCGTTTAAAGGTCGTGTATCGTTCTTAAACAAAGCTAAAAACTCCTTCAAATTCGGAGACTTACCTTCGTCTTGTGCTTCATCTATAAAAGTAATCATCTCTACGTCAACATCTGTTAACGAGTTAAAAAACTCTACAAGGGTGTGCGTTTCCGCCATTAATTCTTTAAGTGTCATTAGTAGTACCCCGCCATTTCCATTCCTGGTTCATCATAAAATGCACTAATACTAAAATCAGGGCATTGTTCTCGTAACGCTTCGATAACTCCTGTTGGTGGACCCCATGCGGTATCGAATGTATAAACCACATAATCGTCCTCGTGCTCTACTATCTCACAGTTGTAACTGTTCCATTTAGTACCCCACTTATCGACACGCCAATCATACCAACTAGTAGAGCCGAACTCTTTTTTGTACTTAGCTTTTTCAATATCATTCATCTCTTCTGCTTCCCCCCAACCCACGTTTTCTAATTCTGGTGGCATCGGTAGTATTGCATTGAAATCGAAATCAGTTTGATTTTCTTCGCTTTTAAGCGACTCGATTAATACTTGTAAACTCTGACCATCAGCATTTCCTTCGCTGATGGATATTTTATTAAAACAATGGTTTGGCATAATTAACTCCTTACCTCGAAGAACTCCATATAAGGCTCTTCTGTATGACCTTCGGGTAAAAACTCAACGTTTTCGAACACTTCCGCACTGCTTAAATTAGTTCCTACACTTTCACCTTCATCGTCATGTGAGAGTATTAGTCCCATACCTGCAAGGGTTCGTTGACCGTATTTAAAATATCGATTTGGGTTTTTAAGCAAACCCTCATCATCTACATACACATCATTAGTATCGTCTAAAGGAACTACATCGAACGTTCTACAATTTATAAGATTATATATTTCTTTGTAATCACCGTTGTAATCTACTTCTGACACAGATTCGTCAAAAGAATTAAT